ACTAACAGTAGTTAGCGGGGTACCACTCGGAATAGCGTAGCCTGCGTTATGAGTACCCGATATACCATTACCATAATTACCAATAACGAACTCTAGGGAGCTAAATGCTAATGGATATGTTCTTGATTCGGTAGTTAAGTTGCCTACGCCTAGCCCCTCACCCCACTGTTCTAGCGTACCACTGCCCCATATCCTATAGTACCCGTTCGCATTACTCCCTTCAGTAACAACACTATCATTTATAGCCCCTGCAAGACCTAAAGGAGTGACAAAACGAGTATCATCTATACCATCCTTGGCTTCTTGCACTAAGGCTCTTTCAGCTATACCCTGAGAGGATGTCGTAGCTGATGGGAGCTTATTAGTTGGTACTGTGGCACTAAGATTAGCTGGGTTACTATAATACGACCCATGCTGCCCATCTAAGAGATCTGCGTTAAACCCATTACCTATTCCCTGAATGGCAGCTATTAGAGCAGCAATCCCCGTAGGTGTGGTAGCTAATGTAGAAATAGCACCTGCAATGGTTTGTGCATCATCAGCCAGTTCAACGATACCCTTTTCATTGGTCGTGGCATCAGGTCTAAATAAAACACTATACTTACTCATGTGATTAGCCTCCAGCCTACTGTTGTGTCAACGTAGTTAAATTGCACGGTCACTCCGTGTATGTCCATTTCAAAGTCCTCAGCTAAGGCGGCTATCTTTGAACCATTACGTAATACGAAACAACTGTTCGTACCAAAGGTTCTTGAATAGTCTGTTATCGTTACCGTGTCACCAACTGTGGGTGTAATAGGTAATGTGATATTCACAGAACCTGCTGTGCAATTTACAGGTTGATATTGACCATTGACTAAGGTTTTGTTAGTAGTTGTAGAAGCTTCCCAAGTGATCTTGAGTATATCATCTACAGTACTTTTCTCCGATATGAAATTACCAGCATCATCTCTTTCTATGAAGAGCAAACTGGATCTCGCTACGGGAGTTGGTGTAGTGGTTAAGGCTTCTAGCCTAGTATTTGGCATGTTATAAACACCCTCCTTTTTAAATACTTATTGTCTCAAAGTCAGCTAAGTAGCCACCTTCATAATTCTCTGGATCTAGCTCTACATCTGGATTATGGATACCTAGCTTATTCCCTGTGGATAGTTCTATCGGGAACCCTAAGTCAGTTACAAGATCGAATACACTATTGGTACTGGTATCACTAAAACCCTCACCTGTTGGATCATTCTCAAATACAAAAGGTGGTGTGATGAATTTAACAACCTGTAGCTCTGCCGTTATAGTGGCCGCTAAGATGTTTCTAAGCTCACCTACTATGCTAGGATCAACAAAGACAGAACTACCCTCAAGGACGTATTTAACGCCTGCTGGGTAGACATCTGTGAAGGTTGCTGTGGTAGCTCCTGTTATCTGTTTCAGTAATGAGCTAACTACTGGCTCTGTACCGTCTGATGTATTTATACCAATACGTAACTTTATAGCTGCACGGTACTCATCATCATCTTTATCAAACCTAGGTTCACCAACAATCAAACCAATTATGTCTAACTGAGCACCTATGGCGGTATCAATACCACGCTCTTTTAGGAGCTGTTCAAATGTATCCTCTATCTTCTGAGTCGAGTTAAGGAATGCGGTGAGTAGTCCAACAACCTTCGGTTTATCTTGCCATTGGTGGATTAACCGCTTAACCCCTACTGAGACTTGATCACGTATGACCACTGAATAGTCTGTCATGGTTACACCACCACATAGTAGATGTCTACTAATTCAGTACCTGCAAAGCCTTCTGTACCTATCGCTATCTTAGCAGTAGACCATGATCCACCTACAGGGGCATCTCCAGAGTTAGTTAAGACTTGGGTTTCTATTGATGTGATCTCAAGACCTGCTGTGTCATTGTAAATTGGCCCGTAATATCTAGATGGTATAGAATCTACGTCTACACCCAAACCGTTACATTCATCATAAACAGCACCACTTGCGAGACTCTCTACGGATTCTGGTAAGTCTTCCTCAGTATAAAGTGAGTAAGTTATCTGGAATGCGATATTCACCACAGAGGGCCTAGAGAAGAGTATATCTTGAGGATCACCAGTAGAGTCATCAACTTGTACCGTTATGTCCCCATAGGTTTCGATACCAGCAGGTTTCTTGTCCCATATAGTCTGGGCTATCTCTTGATTATCACCACCTTGTACGAACGTCTCGAAGCTCTTAGGTGGTCTTCCATAGATATCAGTAATAAAAGATCTATTCTCTTCTATACTGACACTTTCAACACTATCTAAGTTAGCTATGGCATCCTCAATAGCGGGTACCGTAGCAGCACCGGAAGTTTGTTGTGATACAAGAATTCTGTCTCTTAGGTCTTCATCAGACTCTACCTCGGAACCTAGTGCATACGCTGTCAAGTTGTATGTTGTGTCTACACCTGATATAGGTACCACAATGTTATCCACAGAGCTACTTGGTGCTGATATGGCCCCGCTTAACTGGGATACAGCTAGACCCCTAGAAGAGACTGTCGTTGTTACCATGTTCACCACGGTAGTTATTGAGATGTCTAGGTCATCAGTTATAACATTGATTAGGAGATTGTCTAGGTCTATTGAGCTAGTCCAAGTCTTAGTCCCATCTGCAACTATTAGGTCATGTACTCCTTGGATGATCTCTGCCTCGGTAGCAGTCCCATCTGATAAATAGTCGTACACTACCCCATCAACTGATAAACCAAAGTTAGTATTATCTAGGGGCACTACAGCAGGATCTACCTCGAAAGTAGCCTCATAGCATAAACCACGGGTAACGGATACTGTTGATGTGGATAAGAAACGCTCTAAAGTATTCGTATTCTCTAGTATGGTTCCTGTTGGTACATTTGTACCCTCATCCCCAACATACATCTGATCTACTGTGGTTGATTGTGTTGCATCATTACGTGTGATCCCGATTATTGCAGCTATATCATCTAAATTCTTACCTTCTGCTTTAAGAGGGTTAAAGTTGTCATTCACAGCCTCTGCTAAGGCCCATAGGTCTGCATGAGTAGCTGATATGATTGAGTTTAGCTGACCTAAGAGTTCATCATCTTGTGTGTTTACATTAGGGTCTACTAAGATTCTCTCATCAGCCTCTAACTCTTCTAAGACTTCTGGAAACCTGAGTATCTCTAATCCAGCCTCTGTTAATCCTGCCATGGTTCCTCCTTATTTCTATACACTTAAACTCTCTACCGTAACCACTTCACCTGACAAGGTTACGAAATTAACATTAACTGTCATCTTCCCTGAGAGTTTGTCTAAACTAGAGGTGTAATCTGTGATCTCTACAATGTTCTCTCTAGTCAGTATTGCTTCACGGATAAGTGCATCAAGAAACTCTGTAGAGTGCCCACCAAGAGCTTTAATTGTGTTATTATCATTCTCAATATAAGGGATACCAAAGTTAATATTGAATACCCATTCACCCCGGAAACAACCTAAGATGATCTGTGTTTGCTGCCTAGAGCTTTCTTCAATATTGGCTGTGAGCCTCATAGTCGAATTGTTTGTTAAGTCAATATCCCCTGTTAGAGGATCTAAATAAATATCTACTGCCATGATTAAAAATCATCCTCTAAACTGGGATTGCGGAAGGTATGCTACCTACATGATAATGAAGGTTACCAATATTCTTGCCGTTGTTAGTGAGTATACCAGTGGTGATGATATTTGTAGCAGCTAAGGTTATATTGTTGGTGGCTGTTAGGGTGATGTTATTACCAGCAGTCACAATTGCATCTAAAGGAGTATTAACTACGAGACCCCCAGTGGCTGTAACTGTAGCAAGACCTGTTACAGTTGAGTTCAAAGTACCACCTACTAAGCTAATCTCAGAACCTACCACTGTAGACGTTAGATTGCCCCCTACAAGGACTTCTGCATTACCCCCTACAGTGACACTGGCGTTAGCTGTAACAGACGCTATAAGGTCTTTAGCGGCCAGTACGTCTATGTCTCCATTAGGCTTTAATTTGATAGAACTACCCTTGAACTTTATCTCTACATCAGTTGGGTTAGGATGCAAGTTGTTTAGCTCTGTGAACATCCCTGTAAGAGCCACTGCATCAGATATGTAATGAGATCTTCGAGTATTAGGTCTGTAAACATCCTTTGATCCATCACTGGCCTTAAACTCTTCGAGACTTCTATCTGATATAAGTAGCATTACCATGTTCCCTACTTTAATAGGAAATGAGATAAGCCCATCGTCACCACCACTTTGGTTGACAACTATAACATCTTTAACTTTAGGTAACTGTACTTCTGTTTGATCACGGTACACTTCACTGACACAAGGTAGAACATCTATAGTGTTGTTTGATTTATAGTTATCCACATTGATTACTTTAGCTGGGATATGCACATACATATTCTCTCTAATATAATCCTGTGCATGCCTATTTATAAGATCACTTAATTCTAAACTCATTATAGTATCCTCTCACAACTTAACTCAGTGTCCCATGCGTTTGACATACCCTCGTAAACTAGCTTATGTTTTACTGTGGTCACTTTATAGTCACCCTTGTAGTCTCCATAAGTAACTTTGACATTGCTTGAGACTTTAATTCTACCATCTAGAAAGGTACTAAAGGTTATACCTGACTTGGTATCAGTTTTATCTTTACCCTTGAACTTAGATGATGGCTTGATACGGTCTTTAACAAGGTCTGAGGTGATCTTTACATGAGGTACACGTCTAGCCACAGTTTCATCAAAAGACTCTATGTAGAGCTTCCCAAGGGTTGTGTAGCAACGTAAACTATTATCCTCACAGTACTGTTCCATTTGGGTGAATAGGTTACCACTACATCCGTATCCAGATTTATGTTCTTTAGGTTCTGCAACATAGACTATACCTCTTGGGACTCCAACCTCTGCACACTTACGGGCAAAGTAGTTGCATACATCTAAGGTTGTCTCACCCTTTACTGGATCTTTGGAGATACGTGTGTTCTTCCTAACAACAGCAGTGCTACCACAATTTATAGTAGTAAATACACCACCACTTGCAGTATGACTTACAACATTAGTCACTTGCCCTGCGTAGATTAACGGTAGTTCTCCCTCGTTGGATTCATAACCGGCCCTGAGTAATACGGTATCATCTTCTTTGATAAAGTCCTGAT